CGTAATAAAGAGTTATAAGTTTTTGAAGAACTCTCGGATATATTAGGTTTGCTTTTTTTGATTAAATCAGTAAAGTCCATATAATATATATTGAGATAATTTCTCTCTAAATATAAATTAATAGAATGATTATATTGCCAGATAATTAAGCTGGACTATTATTATCAGTTAATTAAGTGTTTAATTAAATAATAAGTCAAAAAACGATATAAAGATTTAATTAAAAATTTTTAATTAAATCTTTATGCTATTATCTACATAAAAACTTAATTATATACTTTATATCTTGTTATAAAGCATTTGCTTAATTATCTGTATAAGAACTTAATTATATACTTTATAACTATTTATAAAGCATCTGCTTAATTATCTGGCTACCACAATATTTTATTTGCATAATACCCTGGACTATCTTTATTACCTAAATCTTTTGCATGTCTTATTTTATATAGTCTCCTTCTCTCTTCAGCGTATTTCTTACCTTTATCTTCTACATAACTTGGAAAGTCGCTATATCGTTTGTCGCCTATAGATGCAATCACTTTATTATTTTTAATTACATCTATCTTCTTATTCTTTTTTGTAGATGGCTTTATATCTACACCTAACTTTGCAGCTTGTTTAAATGAATAATCTTTTATATCATAAACCATATACATATATGAAATAAAATAATAATTTAAAATATTGTAAATAATAATATATAATTGAATAAATAACCAAGACCATATTTGTTAAGAATTAATTTAATTATGAATGATGCGTCTAATGATAATAAAGATGTAACTAAATAAGCTGATCTCTTAGAAGCTTTAATTTCTTTTAAGAATTTATCTACTAACCAGTCTTGTATTTTATCTCTTACGTAATCTTTTATATATTGAATTATTCAAAGAACTTTACGTTTGAACCAATCAACAATACAACTACTTACAAGACGGTACCAGGGATGAGATACTATATGTTGATTATCATGGAGGAATTCTATATTCTTACTAAGTATTTCAACATCATCTGCAGTTAAGTTTCCATATAAGGATTTGTATATTGTGATAAGTAGTAATTTCTTATCTATTTTTAGTTTGGCATTTTTTTCACTATTTTTAATTCCTGAGTTTTCAATCATGTTGCAAATTAACGACAGCAATTCCATGTTATGTTTATTTGCACGAATTTCATGTGGCATATCTGTTATTCTTTCTAAAATCCTTTTATGGACTTTGGCAATCTTTGCGTCTTTCCATAATTGGTTCGCTGGTTTCAAAAAGGAGAAACTTGACATTATAATAATAAGTAATATTTTATTTGTCTTCCTTCTCTCTATCTTTCATTTTTTTTATTGCTAAAGCTTGTATCTCAATAAGTAATAATTGTTTCTTTTCTTGGTCTTTCTCATTGTAATATTGTAAGCATAAATTACTTAAAATCTGATTTTCAGCAGTATAGTTTATATCTTGAATATCCATTATATATACTATAAATAATTTAATATTTGACAAAATAATACAATGCGTGGTTTAATGGTCTATTTTCAGTTGTATTTTCTCTTGGAAAGTTTGTTGTCTGTGATGTTCCTGTATCATTAGGGTCACCTGATATATTTCCTCTTGATCTTAATTGTCTTGATGTCCCTCCACCACCTGAGTCAATATTTCTGTATCCCTGATTTGATGGTGCTAATACACTATCTTGTTGAATTGTTCCTACGGCATTTGGTGTATAAGTAGTTCCACTAACTGTTTGACTTTGAGCGCCTCTAATAAAACACGCTCTAAAATCAGGCTTATTAAATGTAGTTGTTCCATTACCTGCTCCGTATGTAGTTCCGATCTCAGTATATAATCTTGCGTATGTTGTTCTACTAATTGCAGCACCATCACAATATAAATATCCATCAGGAACTGTTGATGTAATTTTCATTATAATCATACCAGTAGGTGTAAACGTAAATGATGATGTTTGTGGTGCTATTATATCTGGCGCATTTAAATATATTGATGTTCCTCCATTAATATTAATAGCACCATTTGTTCCATTTAAATTAATATCTCCTGTTGTGCTTGTAATATTTGAATCTGTATTACTTGTTGTATTAATAGTTGAACCACTTGTCATTATTATAGTTGATCCATCAAATGTGCTTGAACCATTAGCATCAAATAACATATCACCTGTTGTTGCTATAAAATTAATGTCGCCTGTTGCTGCTGTTGTATTTAATCCTCCGTATGGAAGAATACTTAAAACTCCTGTGGTTGTTTCTATAGTTGCGTCAGTTGATAGAATATAAACATCGCTTGTTGTGCTTGTTAGATTAATATTACTTGTAGCAGTTAAGTTCATTTCACCTTCTGTAGATAAAACCATTCCACCTGAACCAGCATCAATTTCTATACTTCTTGTAGGCGGTGTTGAAATGATTAAATTATCTCGGCAACTTATACTAAAATTAGTTTGTGTTGTATTATTTAAAACCATATCATAGCCTGTTGTTGTATTTGTTGTAATATTTATAGCATCAGTTGCACCTGATAATGTTGAAGTAAGATTTAATTGTCCGCCTGTTGAAACTGTAATATCTTCTCCGACCGCAGTATTTTGTATTACTAACGGTTGATTACAAGTTATACCAAAAGTTGCTGCTGTTGTATTTAGAGCCATAGATGAACTTGAAGTTGTATTAAATGTAAATGCACTTGCTCCAAGAGTTGTTGCTCCTGTGCTTGTTGTAGTAAGAGTGCTTGGCGTATCTAGTGTGATTGCTCCTGATGCATTAATATCAAATGTAGTACAATTTACTTCAGTCTCACTACCAGAATTAAGTGTTAATGTTGTTCCTGCTCCAATAGTTGTTGAAGTTGTAGATGATGTTAGAATACCAGCTGACAAAGCATTTAAAATTAATCCACCACTTTGGATTGTCATTATTCCTCTATTATCGTCAAGTGAATTTCCTTTGTCTTGGATTATTTGCCCATCATACTCATTTGCTCCTGCTGTATCACCGAGCAAATTAATAATAACTTCATTATTTGCTAAATTGCGTGTTAAATCTATTTGTTGAGTTGAACCTGCTAATTTACAAAATCTTGATGATCCACAAAATGTTTGTTCTATTGTTGCATTCAACTTTTTCATTAATGTTCTTGCTGTTCCAAATCCATTTCCATAATACCATTGAAATGCCGAGTCCGAATTTCCATCTATTTCGCAATTCAAAAACTTACGATTTGTAGCACCACTATCCGTCCAAAATCCCAAATAATCATAATCATTCCCCGTATTATTATCATAAAGAACCAATTTTTTTTGTGATGGTAGTAGGGTTCGTGTAATATATAATTCTCCTGCCGTTATGGTCGCATCATTTGTAACTTCAAAATTATTATTGACGAGTAACGATGATAGTTGAGATGTTCCTGATGTGCTTGTTAATGTGCTTGTTGTTGAAATAGCATTTGATGCTGATAATCCATAGAGAAATGTAGAAGCATCAGATGATCCTAAATAAACAGCTGTTGAACCTGGTGCTGCTCCAGTATTTGTTATTTGAACTCTTCCACCAAATGTCGTTCTTGTTGCTATTCCCCAAGTCATGTCAGTCGTTTTTACTTCTAATGATGTTATACGTGCTTCATCTGTTGCTATATCTGCCGTGTTTGCTGCTATAACAACATCTTGTGCTGCTTGAGACGCATTATTACTTACAATATATCCAGCTAATCCAGCAGCTGTTGTTGTTGCTAAAGCTAATGCAGCATATGCTACTGGTCCATCTCCAGAATCTCCTTTTTCTCCTTTTGGTCCTTGTGGTCCTGTTGGTCCTGTTGGTCCTCCTGATGGTCCTGGTGGCCCTGGTGGCCCTGGTGGTCCTCCTGGTGGTCCTGGTGGTCCTGTTGCACCTGTATCACCTTGAATACCTTGAATACCTTGAATACCTTGTTGTCCTTGTGGTCCAGCCATAGTATTCATAACTTGTTGAACTGTTATTATTATACTTGGAGTTGCTGGTCTTGTAGGAGATGCACCTGCCACATCATAATGTATATACATATTTATATCTGCTGAATGCCATGCTATCTGTATATAATCATTTGCCTTCAGTGGAAGCATAAAATTTAGCGCTGCTAGTAATCTAGAGGGATTACCTTCTAATGTAAATATGCTATTGCTATCTGGAATATTAACTCCATTTTTAGCAAACCAAATTTGTATTTCATCTTTGCCTCCGTCTGTTTTATCCAATTGTGCTGAAAACTGAATATTATAAACTCCATCATGCAATACTTTAATTTGAGAACTAGTGGCTCCAATTTGCACTCCATTATTGCTAGGATCACTATTATTAACAGTCATAAAATTAGTGCTTGTTGTACCAGCATTTGTTTGTGTTTGTGTGCTCCAAAATGCACCCCAATATCCTGTGGTTTGAAGACCTGTAATGATATTGTTAATTTGCTGTTGGATTGTTTCATTTGTATGGATACCTTCCAACATGTCAAATTGTAAATCTGATATGTCTGGATCTGATTTAGTCAATATATCAGTATTTACTTCATTTGCATTTACTGTTGCTAAATTTGTTAAATAATTATATGAAGTGTAATCTAAATTATTAATACTCATTTCTTATTATAATATAATAATATATTATATAATGTCCAAAATTAACAATAGCAACTATAACAAAATTTCAGTTAAGACAGATTCTATGGTTAAAATGATAGAACAATTATCTAAACTTGGAGTATTTAAGGAAAAAAGAAAATCCAGAGCAAAAAAGACTGGTATGCCAGTTGATGAAATAAGACAAGATAATGATATGGTTGGATATGTCAAAACTTTAGCAGGGCAAGCGGGACGGGGAGATCCTAATTTATTTTCATTAAGGCAAATTGAACCTGGTATGTCTCAGCAACAAATACGGGATATTACAGAGCGTAATGCTGCTGGTGTTGCCGCTTTACGTGCTGAAGTTCAACAACAAAGATTGGCAGATATTGAAGAACAACAGGGACAACGATTTGCTGATATTACAAGACTTGGTGGAATAATGAATCCTATATTAGAGCGTTTTAGAGGCGCACAAGAACCAGGTGCAGGACAAAGAGCTGACCCTTTTGCGCAATCAAGCACAATTCTTCTTCCTGATATTCAAGAAGGAGAAGAATCATTTACTCAGACATTGAATGAGGGTGGTCCAAGAGCAGAACCTCAAGTTCAAACTGAGCTTTTTGCTGAGGGTGAAGAGGAAGAATTAATTCCAACTAGACCACAATTACAACCAAGAGAGAAAATTGGTGGTGGTATATTTGAAGAAGTAACAGCAGAAGAAGCTAAACCAAAAACAAAAAAAACTGGTTTAGTATTAAGTCTACAAGATATTAGTGATGAATATAATCTTGGACCTGTTCCAAAACAAGCTGATAAAGTAAATACTATTAGAGATTATTATATAAGATTAACTGATACTACAGGTGAACCTGAATCTCAAGGATTAACAAAAAAAGAATTACTTGAAGAAATAAAATTTATATTAACACGAGTTGGAGAAAGATTTCAAAAATAATTTTCTCTCTATATATAAAAACAATGAGTGTATTTTTTGAACCGGAAGTAACATTGCTAGAAGAAAATGTTCGTGAAGTATTTATTGATCTTGAAAATATACCTGATAGTCTAGTTTATAAATTAGAAGAAGTTGAATTTACATATAGTCCTGCAAAATTCGGATTGGATTGGCAAGATATGGATTATTATTATAACCGTATTCCTGCTGGTTTAATGGAACAATTCCCTTGCCTTTCTTATCTTCTTGAAGACTATTGGAGAGAAGCTACAAAAAAAACCCCTTTAGAAGAAATAGAATATCGTAAATCCCTTGCTGAAAATAAAAAGGAATAATTAATAATATATTAATATATATATTATGAATAATGCTGGGAATAATCCAATCAAGCCTCTTAGCCTTTATGATTCTCTACGTGTGGGTTATATTGGCAATGAAAATAAACAAGCTCAAGAAATGGCAAAATATGGTTACCAGATAGATAAGGGTTTATCTAATGAAAATCAACAAGTCTATTATAATCCTGAAACCAAAAAATTATTATATAACGTTACTGGTTCTCATAATGTAACTGACTGGATTAATTCAGATTTAAAATTAGCTCTTGGTATTCGCAAAAATGAAGGCAAGCCTATTATTGAACGCGGTATTGAAGCATTACTACCTAATTCATGGAAAAAAGGTTTTGATCGCAGTTACGAGAATGTATTTGGTGGCTTCAAAGATACTACCAGATATAAGGAAGCTGATGAAACTCTTAAAAAAGCAAAAGCAAAATATGACGAAACTGAAACTGCAATTACAGGTCATTCTCTCGGTGGTCGTATTATTCAAGATATTGCTAAAAAAAATGATAAGGTATATGCTTTAGATGCAGGTTCTACAATCGGTCAAAAAGTCAAAGGCGGTCCTAATAGAAATATTTACCGTACTGCTGGAGATGTTGTCAGTGGTACTACTGCTTGGAACCCTGCCGTAAAAACATTAGCAAATCCTCATACTTTTAAAATTCTTCCTACTGTATCTATGGTTACTAAAGATCCAAGAGCTATTGGTGTTGCTGGTGCTATAGATGCATATAACGCTCATTCAATTGAAAATATTAAAGGCTCAAATATATTTGTATAATTAACGCATTCTATTTTGTTTTAATTGTTCTGCTTGTCCTTCGTCTTCTGGAACTCCGACTATGGTGAAAATATACATATTCTCAAGTGGTGTATTTGTAAATGTTGGTGTTGGTGCTAATTCAACTGCGTTAAATGTGAGACTTACCAAATCTTCCATTTTATAAAAAGTAGTTAAATAAGAGCATTGATGTCCTCCAACATAAGGTGCGCCATTACCAACAAGTATAGCACCAAGTGTTGCCACTTGTGTTTGTGCCGTTGTTGTAATATATGCCGTCTGATTTATAAAATCTAATCCTTCCAACTGTAAATTAAAACAACCATTATTCGCATTTGATGATCCGTTGGTGCTTACTGTAGTTGTTAGAAAAATATTGAACTTCTTGTATTTGTCCCACATTGAACGACATACTGAACGCAAATCAATATTATTAATTGTAAATTGCGTATATGCTGAATTACGAATACCTAAATTGGTCTGTGTTGTTGTTAAAAAAAAGGGATTAATACATAGTGTAGCCTTTTCCACCTTGTAAATTGGTTTAATGTAAAAAGTTATTACTGCTCTATAATTGCTAAGTGATACTCCATTATAGTTTCCGTTATTATCATAATTACGAAATGTGATTGTTAGATTTACATTATCTTTATCCTTCTTAAATTGAATTGGTGCAAATGGAACCTGATTTGCAACTTGATGACCAGATGCTGCGGTGGCGTGAACTATACCGCCAATTATTGGACTTTCTGCGTTGAGTTGTAAGCGTCCAGTTGATGAACCCTGCTGTGTTCCATTATTTACAAAATTAAGACCATTCATTTGAAAAAGCATAGTTCGCGCATTACCCGATAATGTTCCGATACCAACAGTATTGTATGACGACATCATTATTTCAAAATCTTCGTGTTTATCCCAAAAATCACGGCACAAATCTCTCATATCAAATGACGCATAATTGTATTCTGTAAATGATGATGTTATTGTTCGTCCAACTTGACTTGTTATTGTTTGAAGCGTATTAAATCCAAATATAGCACACTCATTCATCTCTCCCTCTATGACTGGTTCAATTACAAAATGAAATGCTGCGTCATTATAAATATTACCTGCTACTATTACTCCAATGTTTTGAATACCTATCGTATCTGGAATAGATATAGCAAATTCTAAATCAACAAATCGCTGTCCTTTACGAAAGTTAAAACTCTGTCCTGTGTTTGTTACCAACACATTTTGATTTGGTGTTGATGATGATGAAGCACTAAATACAAGTGGAACATATTTTTTACTATTAAGCGCTGTATCATATTTTATATTCGTCCAATCAAGACCTGCTAAGTTATAGCATACCATAGCATATGTTGAACCGCTAACAAGTGTTATGGTTCCTTGTGTTACAAGATTTACTGGTTTCAAAGCAAAAATATCATATTTATCCCACATCTCTCCTAATACATTTTTCAAGTCAATATTTGAAAATGTAAATTGTGTCTTCTGTGCGTTAATCGTGCATGGATTAACTGTTGAATTGGTTGATAATATTAATGACCCACTTTCAGATAGCATTTATATTATCATTATATTTTATTCTTTAACTCCAACAACAATAAAACTCAATGTAAAATGGTTCATTTGAGCATTTAATACTGTTGAATTGCTATTGATAGACCATAACTGAAATGTTAAATCCACTGTTTCAGATTCGGGTTTTCTAAATGTAGTTGCTCCGATTGGATTTGAAAATGATTCAGCATCTGCTGTGTTTGCGCTTCCTGGATTAAAAATAGGTGTTACAGTATATCCTTGCTGTAGCATATTAGTATTAAGAACCGATAATGTATTTATAAATTGTAGTCCGCTTACTTGGAACCATTGTAGTCTTTGATTACCTGAAAGTGATGTTGCTACACTTCCTGTCCCATAACTCGGACATATTAAATTGAACTTGTCATATTTATCCCATAATGTTCCTATAATTCTTCGCATATTCACATTTGTAAATGTAAAAGTAGTCATTGTTGAGTTCATCGTGCCAAAAGCATTTGTTGCTCCTGCCGATAAAATACGGGTTGATAATGTAAAGTTTGCCTGTTCGTTTTGGTAAAGCAAGTTCCACGGATTTTTATAGATTACATCTTTTTTGATTGGTGCAAATGTTAAAAACATCGGACAGTTCGCCACAGTTGTAGTTACTCCACTATCTGCTACTACGTTAAATGTAAGTGATATTTTATTACTATTAGGTTTTATCATTATGAACTCTCGTGTTTGTGTTTGTTTTCCTATATTAGCAAGTGTTGCCGCAGTGCTAGAACCTTGCGCTGCTACTGCTATATTAGTTGATGCTGATTTTCCTTGATACGATGCATTAATTAGATTTAATCCATCAACAAAAATAGTATTCATTTCTGTCGCGGACATTGTTCCTGCATATGTTATTAATACTTTAAATGTGTCATATTTTGTATAAAGCGTCTCTCCTAAAGTTTCTCTCAAATCTACGAAATAAGTGCAGTTTCTAAATGTTGAGTTTCTTACTCCTACGTTAGTTGTTGTCGTTGTTAATACTGATGGATTTAACCATAATTTTGCTACTTCTACGTCCATTATAATAACTTAATATTTTATTATAATGATTTATCTACTTAACACCTAAATGCTTAATATCTTGCATACATTACGCCATTTTCCATGACTAAAACTTGATCATAAGCTGCAAAGGCAGTTTGGAGAAGGGTGACGTTGCCTGCGGGCACGTAATTTCCGATAAAGAAGATGTCGCTGGTGTTGGTGTTGGTTCCGGCAAAGATGGACGCCTTGTCAGCATTTTGGTAAATCTCCATGTCGATGCCTACAATGAAGCTGCCTGAATCGGCGGTTTTTGCGAGGTCCGCACTTGAAATTGTGGTAGGAACATTAAGCTCATAAGAAATCAAATCAATAGAAGGCTGTAAGCTGAGGTCAGCAAGAGAACCAAAGCATTTTACTGCCTCATTGTAAAATTCTGGGACATTTGTAGGAGCAGTGGAAGGAAGAACTTCAGAACCAACTCTGAAATTGTAACTGCCTAAGCCAAACTTGCAGTGAGACATGGGGTATAAGCCAGTAGTTCCCGTGGTTGTGCGACTAGCAACAAAGATGTTCTTGAGGGAACTGAACTTGGCGGGAATTGGGAAACTTACCTGTGTTCCAGCAGTGGTGATGGCTGCAGAGTTGGTGTATGATCTATAAGAGGGGAGAACCATTTGCATTGGACTGGAAGAACCAGCCTTGATTGCTGAAACGGCACTATCAGGGAGCTCTAAGAACTCTCCACAGTAATTTACGCCACTAAAAACGAAAGTGGGGGCCGTAGCAGAGCCAGCAACTAACGCAAGGGAAGACACAAGATTTGATTTTAAAACGATTTCTACTCTGAGTGGGGCTGCAGTGAGCTCAAACAATGGTAAATAGGAAGCTCCAGCGAGGGAACCTACCATAGAAACAAGGTTAATACCAAATGGGACAGCGTGGCCCGCAGTAGTAACAGAAGTAGAAGCTCCGCGATTTACACCACGGGGGTTAATAACAGCGTTCTGGGTGTAGGAAGCGGCCGTGTTTGATGTAACAGTCCATTCAGGGTTGGTTCCACTTGTAACAGCGAAGCGTCCCTTGACGGTGTCGTCGGGTGCTTGGTAATCGTATAAAATCTTGGCGAGCTGGGAATAATTATCAATATCCTCTAATAAATTAGACCCGTGGAAAACCCTGATTCTCTGGATGAAACCGTGAATGCCGCACGACTCGAAAGTTGCAGCGGTAGCATCAGCAGTAGCACAGGATAAAGTGAGTGTGCCTCTCAAATAAGACTCGGAAGGGATAAGGCAAGTGTTGGCTCGGGTGGGAATATTGATGGTAATTGTGTCATTTGGAACGTAGTTGCCAGTACCAGACTGGGGCTGGATTTGAGTCAAATATCTTCGCGCAGGGGCTGATTCAACCTTGGATTGAAATTTAAGATTAGCAGGAATCATTATATAATATTACATCAGATAAAAAATAAATCATTTATTACAATTAAATTATTTATTTTGGCTAAATGAAAAGGCTTTATCTTTTTAAAACTCTTCTTTCTAAACCACCACTTACTTTTCTTGTTAAAGCTTCCTCAACAGCTCTTGCAGTAGGTCTCATTATTAAAGGTATTTTGCTACCAAGTCTATTCTTGCCAAGGGGCATTTTATGTCCCATCATAGCTTTTCCTAAAGGCATTTTGTGTCCAATCATTTTATAATATATAACAATAATAAAATATTTTATTCAGTAAATTTTACACAATCTAATTGTAAAGTCATTTGGTATTGTATCCCGTTCATGTCAACTAGCCTACTTTCATTATCTAAAATACGAATTTGTATTTGCTCTAGTTTATTCACATATAAATTTGTTCTAAAATTATTTGGATTCTGATAAGTAATAATTGAAAAGGGTGCCACATAAACTGGAATTGTTGCTAAAATATTTTGATTGAATGCTTGCGCTATATTTACATTGTATGTAGGAAAATTGATTTCAATATTCAAAGCACGAATTTGATTTAAATTTACACAATCTCGTCCGTACAATAAATTTCCTACACTTGTCGTATTTGTAGTTTTGCTAAATCCTAAAACATGATTTATTGTTGATGCATAAATTGTAAAGTTAGCGCTTGCATGTGTTATCAAAATCTTACTTGTGATGCTACTATATGTGATTGTATATGATGACCCCATTGCTAGCTGAATAGCATCTATTAATTGTGTCACATTATAATTACCTGGCTGCACGTAATAAGTTGTTGGAGGATCACCTACAAGACCAAATATGAAGGTATTATCAAAACTAGTAATACTATAAAAACTATAAGGTATTGTTGCGTTTTGGAGAGATAAATAAATGTGATGACCATCTGGTATTTCAATCACAGGTAAATAATAAATACAATTTGCTATATTTCCATTTACTACCTCTGTTGCATAACGACTGTTTAAATATATTTGGATTGATTCTATATGTTCCATTTACATTATATGGTGATTTTATATTTTGTCTGTATCTGTAATATTCAATAAGTTAAAATTCTTATAAATCTTATTTTCAAATGCATCTATGTCTAAATGTTGATATGGTTGATTGAAAACATAATCAAATATTTTTTTACCATCTTCTTCCTTCATTTGTAATATTTCTTTTCTAATTGTTTCCCATTCCTCACTATTACGTGGTCTAAATATCGTGGCAAATGTTATTTGCTTACGTAATATTTTTGGCATGTATAAATATGATTGCAACGTAAATATAAATCCGCAATTTAAATGACGAGCTTTTATTAACATTGAGTTTAACATCTTCTGTATCCCTTTATCTTTTAGATCATTAGCAAAGTCATCTATTATTACCAATGAATATTCTGGCTCATCATCTTCTTCCATATTTTCTTTTATCTCCATTAACTCATTTCGCAAATCCGCCAACGAATCAATTGTTAGTTCATTATATACTTTATCGTGTTTAGCAAAGGGGTGGTCTTTAACGGAAGCAAATGACGATGCAGGTGCAAAATAATGTAAGTGATGAAACTTCTTATGATAAGCACCTCCCTTTTTAAATTGATTTAGAAGTAATGAAGTCTTACCACTACCACCGCTACCTACTAGCAAATATATCATTCCGTTACGGCGTGAGATGCCTGCTGGTATATCTTTCAAATTTATATCCATTCGCTCCTTAATTGGTTTCATTTTTTTTATACTATCATTGGTTTCCTCCTTAATGTCAGTAATAGTCATATATAAATA